TTGCGCCCAAGAACAAAGAAACCGCTTTGGTTTAGGTGTCCTTGTTTTACATCATATTGCATCGTCATGTTGCTGCTCCGGTTCTGGTGCGTCTAGCCTGTTGATCAGCATCTTGTACGCTTGGATCGTGGCCTGAGCCTGAGTCAAAAAGGTTTGCGCCTTCTGGGCTTCAGTTTCAAGGTCACGAATCTCAGACTCCAAGAATTCCTTGGTGATCTGCATATTAGCTGTTAGTCGTAGTCAACATGATGTAGTACGCAGTACCTGCACTGTCCACAATCTTCAAGGAGTTTGTAGCTGCGCCTTGGGTATTGGCCGTGACCATGCCGGAGGGGACGTTGAACAGGTTGGCCACAGTTCCTGTGCCGCTGTTTGTGAAGCGGATGAACGAAGCGTTGGTCCAAGTACCACCAGAAGCAAAGTCGGAGTCAGCTTGAATAGCTGCAATCGTACCGCCGGGGTTTGTGGATGTACCGCCCAAGGTAGCGCGAAGAGCGTTACCCGCGCCAGAGATGGTGCCGGAGCCGTTGATGGACAGGCTGATGTGTGCGCCGTTGACTGTGCCGCCGGTAGCAGCGCCAGCACCTGTGACCCGAGTCAAGGCACGGTAAGTTTCGCCAGAGCCAGTGGAGGTAAAAGTCAAACGCTCATAAGACAGACGTGTGTCGCCAGTAGCGGCAGAAGTCGTAACGTACGACTCAGACACATTAATAGCGGTGGTTTCAACAACGGGGGAAGAAGCTGTTCCGGTAATAAAGCCGTTCTGAGATACGACTGGGCCGGAGAACGTGGTAGTTGCCATGATGATTTCCTCACATGCGATAAGGCGTATCTGTCTGCATGTCGTCAGCCGGGACTGTCAGATACACCGGAAAACCCCGGAATGAACTCAATATACACCAAAAGAAAAAGGGGCACAAGGCCCCTTTTTCGCTTCTATCAGGTCGAACCTGAAGAACCCCACATACCCAATGGGTCAGACCAGCCGAACGAATAACGCTCACGGGCCTTGTAACGGACGTTGCCGGTATCGAAGTCTCCGTCCATGGAAGTGGACAGAGCGGTACGCTCAAAGTGCTTCATGCCGTTTGGAACGTCTGTGGTCAGGAACCAAGCGTTTGTGTCGGTCAAGAAGTTGTTGACAGTGTAGCCACCGGAGATGGTGCCCATTTGCTTCAACGCGTTGATGTCGTTGTCAGCAGTACCAACACGCAGCTCAGTGTCAAGCAAACGCTTGGCAACGAACATCAGTGATGGAGGGATAACCAACTTGACAGGCTTGGCTGCAATCAGCAGGCCACGTTCGTCAGTCCAAGCAGCGATCTGGATCGTTGCGTTTTCCAACGAAGTCTCGTTCAAGTCAACACCAGTGGCTGGGCTGTTGAAGTTAACACCACCGCCCACCAGAGGGTGGCCAACGCGAACAGCGCTGGAGTTAACGCCGAACAAAGAAACACCGTCACCGCCAAGGGCAGTACCAGCGAAGCCAGTGTTCAACACAGAAGCGGCTTTAACCTGCTTGGTGTAAGCCATACCGCGAGCCAGAGCCTTGGTGTAGCGGGCAGACAGACTGTCATACAGGTTGTCTTCCACAGCTTCTTCCGTGATGGAGAAGCCCAAAGCGATGGTTTCGTGGGTGTAGCGGGCAGTGAAGGCTTCCTGCGCGTTGTCGTAAGCGATGGCGGAGCCTTCGTTCTTGACAGGTGCAGCACCAAAGCCAGACAGCTTGGTTTCTTCTTCGAACGAACGCTCAGATTTCTCTGTTTCGTACAGTTCTTTGTGTTGCTCGCCGTAACGTGCATATTCCAAACCGAACAGGGCGTTCAGGCCGGGGAGCAGCTCTTTGAGCAGTTGTGCGCGTGAAATAGCCATGGTTTAGCTCCTTAGATGCCGACGGCGTTGGTGAAGGCGGAAGCGCCGGGGTTGAACTTAACCAACACGTCAGGGAAGGCATCGGTCACTGGGGAAGCGAAACCGATGATCTTGAACGCGGCGGCTGTGGTCACAAGCGTGGACTCCAAGGCGCTGGTCGAGTTGCCAGTCTGGGTAGAACCAGTGCTGGTGCTCTGAACGGCTGCGAAGAAGGTGTTTGCGCCAATAGCTGCTTGGGTGGTGGTGCCATCCAATTGCGCTTGGAACGTGACGTTGGGGTCAGTGATCACGTATGCAGTCACCACGCCGGTTGTGCCGGAGGGGTAGTACTGACCGTAAATCTGCTGGCCTTGTGCGTTGATGTAAGAACAGCCGACAAACACGCCCCAAGCGCCAAGAGTATTGCCGCCGAGGTTGTTGGTCGTCAGGTCTGCACCAGTGGCAGTAGACAACGCGATATAGCCGTTGGCGTCAATGATGACGACTTGGCCGAAGAAAAGGTTAGTGCCAGTGCCCGCAGGGTTGATTAGGAACTGACTTGTAGCGCCAGCATAAGGCATGCCGTCGTTACGATTCACGGCACGCAGGCCGTAGGGGGAAGCGGTAGTTGCCATTTAAGGACTCCTTGTTACTTTGAACCAGAACCAAAACCTCCACCGCGACTGGTCGTTGACTTGCGGTCAGCGAAAAGCGGGACTGGGGGCGTGTGCCAAAAACCGCGAACACTGCCGGGGAATACCGCTGCAGCAAGTGCCGTGAGTGGAAGCTACCGGAAGCGTTTAACAAAAACAAGAACCAACTGTCGGGCCTAAACTACGCGTGCAAAAGCTGTTCACGAGCAGACACACGAAAGTACAATCTGCCCGCTAAGTACGGTATTTCTGCGGCATCTTTTGCTGAAAAACTGCTGGCACAAGGCGGAAAATGTGCGTGCTGCAGTACTGCGTTTTCGTTTGAAGGAATTCGAAATACGCGCCCGTGTGTTGACCATAACCACGAAACTGGCGAGGTGCGCGATTTGCTTTGTGGCCGCTGTAACTTGGCAGCCGGGAATGTTGCAGACAGTTCGCTAAAAGCGGAACAACTTGCGGCATACTTGAAAAAATGGAAGTGCTGACATGGAGATGATGCTCTGGAACGTAGCTCTGAGCGCCATTGTGGCGGTCATGGGCTTTTTGCTTAAAGGCAGGTTTGATGAGTTGGATCGGCTCAGCATTTTGCTGAACCGCACCCGCGAGGAAGTGGCGCGTGATCACATCACACGCTCCGAATTTCGGGCTGACATGCAGCAGTTGATGGATCGGTTTGACCGACTTGAGCGCAAGATTGACAACCTGCGAGGCATCAATGCCCAGCACGAGTAAAAAGCAAGCCAACTTCATGCGTGCGGTAGCGCACAGCCCGGAGTTTGCAAAGAAATCAGGCGTCCCACAATCCGTGGGCAAAGAGTTCTCCAACGCGGACAAGGGCCGCAAATTCAAAGAAGGTGGCGATATGAAAGAGTCCAAAGCAATGGTTGGTAAAGAGATGGCCTTTATGAAAAAGAAGGGCGCTCCAAAGTCCATGATCAAACACGAGATGGCTGAAGCTAAGGGTAGACCCTTTGCCAAGGGCGGCGTCACACGCGCTGACGGCTGTGCGACCAAGGGCCACACCAAGGGCACCATGGTCAAGATGGCTATGGGCGGCAAGGCTTGCTGACATGATGTCCAGTCGCGGGATGGGGGATATCTCCCCCTCCAAAATGCCCAAAGGCGTTAAAAAAGAGCGCCGAGACGACACCGACTTCAAGCAGTACGCGAAGGGCGGTAAAGTCAAACGCTTTGATGAAGGCGGGGAAGTGGACGCCCTAAAACGCAGCCCGCGTAGTATGTCTGAAAGCGATTACGACACCAAGTTCAACGCAAAACCGTTGGGCGGGATGTCGTCTAAAGAACAGAAAGCTATTTTTGGCAGGCTGTCCGCTTCCAAGAAACTGGATCGGGACAGCGAACTCAGCGCATATTTGGATGCGGGGCTGTCGAAACGAGAAGGTGACCGTTTAAGAGCGAACCTTGGGGGCGTAGGGGTCAACTACACACGCCAGTTTGACGAAGGCGGCAAAGTCAATGCGGCTGGCAATTACACCAAGCCCAGTCTGCGCAAGCGGATTGTGAGCCAAGTCAAAGCTGCTGCAACGCAGGGCACCGGCGCAGGGCAATGGAGCGCGAGAAAAGCCCAGCTTGTGGCCAAGAAGTACAAGGCCGCTGGCGGCGGGTACCGGGACTGACATGAAAGCCCCTCAAAAATCCCTGAGCGATTGGGGCAAACAAGATTGGACGACCAAAAGTGGTAAAAAATCTTCTGAAACGGGTGAGCGATATCTTCCAAAAACTGCGATCAAAAGTCTCAGCCCTGCTGAGTATGCTGCGACAACGCGTGCAAAACGTGCGGGCAAAGCTAAAGGGAAGCAGTTCGTAAGTCAACCTAAGACTATCGCAAAGAAAACAGCAGGGTTTAGATAATGGCAACTTCCGGCACTTCCGCATTCAACCTCGATTTAACAGAAATTGTTGAGGAGGCGTTCGAGCGCGTGGGTTCGGAGTTGCGCACGGGCTACGACCTGAAGACCGCCCGCCGGTCTTTGAACCTGATGTTCGCTGATTGGGCCAACCGTGGCATCAACATGTGGACGTTCGAGCAGGGCTCCATCAATCTGGTAGCGGGCACGGCCACATACAACTTGCCCACAGACACCGTGGACTTGCTGGAGCATGTGATCCGTACGGGCGCTGGCAGCGCTTCAACGCAAGCCGACCTGACCATCACGCGTATCAGTGTTTCTACTTACGCCACCATCCCCAACAAGCTGCAGCAAGCCCGGCCGATTCAGGTCTGGATTGAGCGTCTGGACACGCCGCGAATTACCGTTTGGCCAACCCCAGACGACTCGCAGCCCTACGTGTTTGTGTACTGGCGCATGAGGCGCATTCAAGACGCTGGCAACGGCATCAACACGATGGACATGCCCTTTCGGTTCATCCCCTGCATGGTGGCCGGGCTGGCGTACTATCTGGCCCTGAAGGTGCCCGGTGGGGCTGAGCGCCTGCCAATCTTGAAGCAGCAATACGACGAAGCGTGGCAACTGGCCAGCGACGAGGACCGCGAGAAAGCCGCAGTGCGGTTTGTGCCCCGTCAGATGTTCATTGGAAGCGGCACGTAAATGGGAAATCGGTTTTCCTCCGGCAAGAACTCGATCGCCCAGTGCGATCGTTGTGGGTTTCGCTTTAAGCTGACCTCCTTGCGCAAAGAGGTGATCAAGACCAAGACGTACAATCTCTTGGTCTGCGACTCGTGTTGGGACCCGGATCAGCCGCAGCTTCAGCTGGGTATGTATCCTGTGGACGACCCACAAGCGGTGCGCAACCCGCGCAATGACACGACGTACGTGACGGCCGGGCCAAACGCATCAGGCAACCTAACCGGTGGGTCGAGAGATATTCAGTGGGGCTGGAACCCGGTTGGCGGGTCCCGGTTCTTTGATGACGCATTGACACCAAACTATTTGGCGTTAAGCGTGGAAGTTGGTACAGTAACGGTACAGATAGGAGTCTGACATGGACGCTGAAAAAGCACTCAAGGCCCACATGGCCAAAGGCATTAAATCCGCGCATCCAGACGCTGCCGTAAAAGGCATGCGGGCTGGCGGCAAAACCAACAGCGATATGCTGAAGATGGGACGCAACTTGGCCAAAGTGGCCAACCAGAAGTCCCCCGGCCGCAAAGGGAGCTGATATGGCAACGTACCGCTCCCCCAAGCCTGCTGCTACGCAGGCCGTGTTGCCTGACACGGACAACAAAAAGTACATGCGCGACATGAACGTCTCTGTGGCTAACGTCCACAGTAATGACTACCCCGGTGTAAAAACCAGCGGTATCAAAATTCGTGGCACTGGCGCAGCTACCAAGGGAATCCTTGCCCGTGGCCCAATGGCGTGAGGTCTGAATGAACTACACCGAGTTGAAGGCGGCGATCATCGCCTACACAGACAACCAAGACACCGCTTTTGAGGCGGAGGTCCCCGTGTTTGTGAAGCAGGCTGAGCAGCGCATCTTCAACATGGTGCAGTTCCCCTCGTTGCGCAAAAACGTGACGGGCTCCGTCACAAATAACAACAAGTACTTGGCCTGCCCAAACGACTTTTTGTCAGCGCATTCATTGGCGGTTGTGGATAACACTACGGGCGCGTACGAGTACCTGCTCAACAAGGATGTCAACTTCATCCGGCAGGCGTATCCCACTCCTTCCAGCACGGGCGTTCCCAAGTACTACGCTTTGTTTGGGCCGCAGTCCAATGACATCAATGAATTGACGTTCATTTTGGGGCCAACGCCAAACGCCACATACGTGGTCGAGCTGCATTACTTCTTTTATCCACCGTCGATTGTTGATGCAAGCACTTCATGGCTGGGCGACAACTTTGATAGCGTGTTGCTTTACGGCTCGCTGGTCGAGGCGTACACCTACATGAAGGGTGAGCAAGACATGATGCAAGTCTACGACGGCAAGTTTAAAGAAGCCATGGCTCTGGCCAAGCGCTTGGGTGATGGACTGGAGCGTTCCGACAGTTACAGAAGCGGTCAGTATCGTTCGCCACCTCTACCCCAAAACAAAGGTGTAAGCTGACATGGCAATTCTTCAAACCGCAACCACATCGTTCAAGGTAGAACTGCCGCAAGGCATCCACAACTTTGGCCCCACATCGCCCGATACGTTCAAGATTGCCTTGTACACAGCGGCTGCCGACCTTGGCTACGCCACTGCTGCCTATACGGCCACGGGCGAAGTCGTTGGTTCTGGCTACACGGCTGGGGGCAACACGCTGGTCATCACAACCACACCTGTGGCAGCCAACAACAGCAGCGGTACCCCAACGGCCTTTTTTAGCTTTGCCAACTCTTCTTGGACCAGCGCCACATTCACGGCCCGCGCAGCACTGATCTACAACAGTACAGAGGGCAACAAGTCCGTGGCTGTGTTGGACTTCGGCGCAGACAAGACCGTGAACAACGACACTTTCCAAATCATCTTCCCAACAGCCGATGCCAACAGCGCCATCGTGCGCATTTCTTAAGGACACATCATGGAACACAGCAAAGCCTCAGACAGCGTTACAGCAGGCATGATCACAAACCGTGTAGGCGGGGAACGTGTTGGCGCTGGCGGTGTATTCACCGTCACTTGCGTTGGTGCGGACGGCAAAGAGAAGTGGTCTGACACCTTCCACAACCTCGTGGTCAACCAAGGCTTGCAGGACATGAACAGCAAGTACTTTGCGGCCTCTGGCTACACATCTGCTTGGTACTTGGGTCTGGTCCAAGGCCCCGGCTCCGGTACAACCTTTGCCGCTGGCGATACATTGGCTACGCACGCAGGCTGGACTGAGTTGGTGCCCGG